AGTTAAATAAGGTGTAATTGTAAGACTAGGAGAAGCACAAACTATACCCTGACTCATTCTGTAAGATGGCATGGCTGATGGTGTTATCATCGTTGCATTGTTATTTACAACACCACTAGCCTGACTTTGAGGAGAAGCTACAGTTGTATTAGCCAAAACCCTTGTAGGGCAAAGGATTATAGCTATTGCCCAAAGGTAGTTGTAGTTTCTGTTGTGGTGCTTGTATTTATCTGTCTTGTTATTGTCGTTACTGTGTCTAACCCTGGTGTGATTAAAGTTTCTTGGATTGAGAAAGCTGCACCATTGTTTACGATAGACCATTGAGGTATAGCTTCTAAGTTTGGCGAAGTCCAACTAAAGTTTACTCCCCCAACTGTTTGGTTGTTCGTAGTCGTAGGAGTAGGGTTGATATATCCTGTTTCAGATTTGATATTATGTCCTGACGCTGAGTATGTGTAACCTGTGCGGTATTGGTGGCTTGTGATGACTTCATTTACTACTTGTTCTGATGTGCTTGAAGTTTGAGAAGAGCCAGAACGGAATTGAGGCACTACGGGAACAGCAAGTGTTCTTATAGGTAATGCTAATAAAACTAGTAACCAAAGTCTAGTCAATGGTTATTGTGACCTTCGTAGATCCAATGCAGCTAGTACCACTTCCTCCAGCAGTACAGGTATGGATTCCTGAACTTAGTGAAGTAAGTGCAAGGTTGCCAGCAGTACCACCTGATCCTACTGTTGTCTGTCCACCTAACACTGGTAATGCTGCGATACCACTAGAAGGAGTTACAGCAGATGGGGTGGCATCTCCCATAATTACCGATTCTGTTTTTGAGAAGGCCGAGCCACTTGTAGTTACACTTGTATCTGTTTGAATCATTGCTGGAACGCCATTAGTCAACGAACCAACATTGATACCACCAATCTTTCCTGATGTTGTAGTATCTCCTATAGTTACAGATGGTGTTATGTTGTTTCCGCTAAGACTATATGTAGTACCTACTTTATTAGTAACTGAATAAGGCATATCAACTGTTATTTGAGCAGAAGTTACAAACTCCTGTTTTATATCAGCAAAGGCAGCCGATGGAAAGAATAAAAGTAAAGCAAACAGTTTTTTCATTTGATTCCTACTTTGTTTTTACTATTATCTACTATTTTAGGTGGATTTCCGTTACCTGTGCCACTTTTCTTGTTTCCAACTGAGATCCCGTAACTACCGAGCACCCCCGAAACCAAGCCAGCCGTGAACGCTCCATCTATCCTTACCTTGCCCATGTATCCAAGAGTCATCATTGATAAACTCCAGGTCAAAATCAGAAATCTGATAGCGTGACCAAAGAGTTCACCCCATTCGATGCCTTCCTTTTCTTCTTTCTCTTCAGCCATAAAAGTAAAGATTCTTGTCTAATACTAGCAAAGTAGCTATGTTTGGAAAGTAACACATATTTATTTCATGTATAAGATCTTAAAACCAATCTTACTTACGTTCTTAACTACAACTGCTGTTAAGAGATTGATAGTAGATTTGCTAAAAACAATAGCTAAACAAACAACAAATACTTTAGATGATAGAGCAGTTGAACTTTTAGAAAAACAGCTTTTTCCAATGAAATGAAAATTACTAAATTTCTCAACATTGACATAGAACCAGCACCACCAGAGTTGGAACTAGAAATTGAAATGCAATGTAGAGAGATTATGAAGAGTAATGATTTAGATAACTTAAAAAGATATTGTACTCATCTTGTAAGAAAAAAATTTGACCAAGATATATTTATGGCTTCTCTTTTAAATAGACTTATAGAATTAGAAGCTAATGTTGTTGTAAAAGAATTAAGAAAAAGAAAACCAATGAATCCTATTACAAAGTTTTTTCGTACTCGTTAAGCTCCTCATCTGTAAAATCTCTTATCAATAATTTATCAATCTTATCAATCTCATAATTATATTTAAGGATTGCAGTTCTTATGTGCTCTGAAACCCAACGACCTTCATCATAAACTACTTGAGCTTTACCATTTTCTTTGATAAATACATAATGATCTTGTCCTTTCATTTGTATTTCTATAAAATTTTTTTCTAAATTTTTTCGTCTAATTTCTTTAAGTTTGCGTAATTTTAATATTGAAGGATTTGGGCTTTTAGTCATTTTTGATAACCAGAGGGAGGTGGTGTAAGCCAGTAGCGTACACCATTTACTATTTTAAAATGAATATTCAAGTTGGGATCTAATATTAAATATTCGTT